GTGTGATGACACGACCACATCGACCGACCTTTCAAACTGTCCTAGAGGTGTTGGGCGGGGTGAGACGACAGTTGTTGTCGCTTGTCCCATCAGTCTCACCCTTGACAAGGAGTCAGTTCCTTGCCCGTCTTGGTGGATCCAAGCTCGCGCGTTACACTAAGGCAGCTGACTCTGTGGAACTTTTCCCCGTTACCACGAAAGATAGTTACGTTTCAACCTTCGTCAAGGCCGAAAAGTTGAACGTTAGCGCCAAGCCCGATCCTGACCCGAGAGTCATCCAACCTCGTGGTTTCAGGTTTTTGTATTCCATTGGGCTTTACATCAAAGCTATTGAACCAGTGATCTACCGTGCTTTAGATCGTCTCTTTGGCCAGCGGACCGTCATGAAAGGGCGGAATGCTGACCAACGGGGCTCCGCGTTACACAAGGCGTGGTCTCGTTATGTCCGCCCAGCGGCGATTGGTATTGATGCCAGTCGCTGGGATCAGCACGTCTCTGCTGCCATGCTCATGTTCGAGTTTTCGATCTATGCTAGCATAATTGCCTGTGATTGGTTCAGGTGGTTGCTGAGTTTGATGTTGGACAATACGGGGTTTGTTCGTGCTCCAGATGGTACTATTCGTTACAAAGTGAATGGGTCCCGCATGTCTGGTGATATGAATACCGCTCTTGGGAATGTGTTGTTGATGTGCCTCTGCGTTTGGTCCTATTTGCAGGGTAAGAATTTTCATGTGTCGTTGATTAATGATGGAGACGATTGCGTGTTAATTTGTGAAGCCGAGAATGTCGGACAATTTGCTGATCTTGCAGATTGGTTCGCCCGGCTAGGGTTTGTGATGAAGGTGGAGCAACCGGTCTTTGTGCTTGAAGAGATTGAGTTCTGCCAGTCACATCCTGTTGAGGTGTTGCCTGGGAAATATCGCATGGTGCGTGATCCTAGAGTCACCCTCGATAAGGATTTGTGTTGTGTTCGACCGCTGACAAATGAGCGTGAATACGACTTCCAGCGTGCATCCATAGCTCAATGTGGATTAGCCCTTGCTGGAGACGTGCCAGTATACAACGAGTACTATCGGGGCTTGCTTCCTGATACTATTGATCGTCGCATGCGGCATAAACTCGCAAACCGACCACTCACCACCGGTGCAGATTATCTTGCTATCGGTATGCATCACCAATACGTTGCCAACCCTTGGTGGGGGTCTCGCGTCTCTTTCGCAAAGGCATTTGGAATTATGCCTGATCATCAAATTGCGTTGGAGAGGAGATACAAGACTTTGCGCCCGACCTGGCGTGAACCGACACTAGTTCAAAACGTACTCAGCGTTTATGAGACCATGTAGGCAAACATGGGGTTAGCACGACCCGGAGGCATCCGTTAATGCGTGGGGTGTGAGAGGCATCCAGTGTGTGTAGGGGTAGAGGCCATGTTGGGATTGAAGTTCCCTATGGTTTATATTGCCAATGATGACGGTGGAGGAGGTTTGCCCCTCTGTACCACTGCTGAAATGCAACCAAGACACACTGACCAGATGTGACCAAAGCGGTTAGTTGCCTAGCTAGCACTGTAAAATTTTCCGCGCGAACCAAATCGCCAAGAGACTGCACGGCTCGACTACAAATTGTGTGGTCCTCTCACATGAACAGTCCCGGCTCTTTCCTCGTGTCTTGAACACAACGAGGGTTCTCGCTGGTATCCCATAATGAAGAAATCGAACCAACCCAAGAAGCAGTCCAAACCTGCTAAAGCTGGACCCAAATCCAGCGGCAAAGACGCGAGTCTTGCCGTCAACAAAGCGATGAAGAGTCGCAACCCCAAAATCCGCAGTGAAGGAGAGTGCGTCGTCATAGCACACTCTGAACTGTTCGACTGGCCTCTGGGCAAGCTCGCCTACACGGTGAACCATGCTCAAGCCGTTGGTCCCGGACTTTCCACAGTTTTCCCGTGGTTGTCCGGAGTCGCGAACAATTTTGAGACCTACCGATTCAGGAGGCTCAAGTTCGTGTACTATCCACGCTGCGCTGCGACTCAAGCAGGGCAGATCATCATGTTGCTCGACCCCAAATCGAGCGACTCCAATCCCCGCACGTTGCAAATTGCGTCCACTTACCACGTGAGAGCTAACGGCAACATGTGGTCTCCTTTGGAGCTTGAGGTCCCTCAACAGATCTTGAGCACGGGGGGGCCGAGGAAGTTTATCCGCAGCTCGACTTTGCAAGTTGATGCTGAGGCGTTGTACGATGTCGGGCGGTTCTTCTTCATCACTGATGGCGCGAATCCTTTTGACGCTGTTATTGGTGAGATTGGTGTGGAATACGAAGTCGAGCTGTGGACTCCAGGGCAGCGACCTACCGGGCAGATCCTTGCCTTGTGGGTCAATGGCGTTGGCACTGCCGCCTCCGCCAGCAATCCATTCGGTAACACTCCCACGTTTGGTGGTTTGTTGCTGGATGAAGTGATTGGCAATGTGATTGCCGTCAAGAACATGGAGCTGAGTGGTGTCAATCAGCTTGTGGAGTATGGTATGTGGCTTGTGATCAGCGGAACTGCGATTTCAGCCATTGTGCCGTCCTACAGCGCTGCCACTCAAGTGTACAACAATGTTGTGATTGGTGCCGGTAGTACCATTGCTATGTGCTACTGGACATTCCGGCCTACGTCTGCCGTTGGAACAATCACGTTTGCAATCACTGCGACCACAGTGACTGAGTGCAATTGTACAATCTCTGCGCTGCCCTATGACATTGACTTTTGAGTTGGTTGGAGTGGTACTCGTTAAACACCCGTGTCTCACACGTAAACTGAGTGTGCACTACTCCGTTCGAGTGTACTAAGTTGCGGGCCTGAATCGCGTTTCAGGGGGCCCCGGCGAACTGCCACGTATGACATTTCTCGC